AAGATGATATGACCCACGCAATAGCTACCCTATTAGAAGAGCTGGATGGAGCCATTGCTTAATCCACCTTCACAGCTATTTAGGATACCTTGAAACTATTCTGTCAAGGTATCCTTTTTTGCTATTAAAAATCATTTACATTGTCAAATCGTTTATAGCACTGCATATTTGCAATTCCTTCCATCCATCCAGAAATACGATATCCTGAAGAAATTACTCGCCGTTTCTAAAAATGTCATGTTCTTTCCCCTCCACTAATACGGCCAGTATCTCCTCCATTTCCTCCCATGTGTCGCATTTCAGATATTCACGTTCCATATATAGTCCCCAGAGGGCTTCCATCAGATCTGACTCCCCCAGGCAGGCATCTATAAGCCTCTTCTCCATATGCTCCACATACTGGAAATATTCATAAAAACATTCATAAAACCGAATTTTGCTACAGGCTTCATAAACCTCAACGGAGGAAGAGGCCAGCATCTTATATCGGAATAACTCACGCTCCTTTTCTGACTTCTTTCTGAGGTTCCTTTCCCTTTCGCTGAATACACCACGCTTCATCCTGCCACCCCCTATGCTGCAATGGCAACCTCGCCTGTAAGGCGGCTGTAACGGTACACATGGTAGGAGAGTATCTCTTCTGGGGCAAGCTGAGTGTCATTGATTTCCTTCACTATCCTTGCCAGTTCCTCCGCTTTCTCCCCATACTCTCCGGCTGGCAGCAGGATAACTTCATGGATGGAAGACGGCAATATCCAGAAGTCCTGCTTAAAGAACCCGGAAACCCTTTCCATTGCACTCTGCCTGCACATCTGGACTGCGCCATTTATCCGGGATTTGTTCCCCAACACATACATGCCACAGCCATTTGGCAGATCTTCCTTAATCTCCTTCTCTGTGCCCAAGAATGGCGCCAGCAGATCATCCATGCACTCAAATGCCATATCGTCTGCATCCTCCATATTTTCCATGGCTGTCTGGCAAAACGTCCCCTCATCCACTCCCCAGTACAGCACATGCTTATCCCAGATTGGGATGGTGGCCTTCCTGCCTGGGAAAACCTCTGGCATGTCTGCATAATACTCCAGCGAAAGATCCAAGAAATCCCGGTGTGGTTTTTTTTCCAGACGCCCTTGGTTCCTTTCCGTATTGACCAGCCGCGCACGGATATGTGTCTTTATGGAATCCCAAGCTGCAAAGTCTGATACGTCTATGTCGCTGTCCGGAATCCTGCCTTTGCAGGCACCCATAATTTCAGAGACTGCCTGCGCTATATTTTCTTTCCTGGCTTCGCCATGTGCGTTCTTTCCATAATATACATCCATCCTGACAAGCATGGATGAGTTTATCCCCTGCCTGCCAATGAGGATGCTGCGTCCCACTGGCCGACCGCTTCCCTCTAGGCTGCTGCTTTCCACACGGTAGCCGCTTCCCAGCCTTTCCTGCAGGACTCCTATAACCTTAGCTTCAAATTCCTTATAATCCATAATCAATCCTCCTCTTCTTTTTCCATTTTTATAAATTCATTTTTCATCATGCGGCTTTTGATTTTGTTTTTGCAAGCGCCGCCATAATCTTCCCATATAAATCCCCTGATATTGCAGAAGGGTTTTCTATTTTGTACCTTTCCTGCACGACCTCCATGCCGACGCCTGTCCGCTGCAGCTCTTTTTCCAGGGACTGTAGCTGCGTTTTGGATAATGCGCTGCCATTGGATGCAGAGCCTTTGCTTTGCTGTTTGTCCCCGTTTCTGGCATCTGTGTTTCCCTTTGGCTTTTCTGCCTTTGCCCCCATCTCATATACCACCTGCCCTTGGTTGGAATCATTGGTGATTACAAGGCCGGCAATCTCCCTGTCCCTGTTGTATGTAATGGAGCGCACCGAAAAATGGTCGCTGCAGTACAGCTTATCGCCGTTTTTCTTAATCGTCACGCTTGCTGCCGGGATCCAGATAAAAGGTGCGGTATATAGTTCCCTGCCGATTCCCCAGTTGAAGCACGCCCTCTTGAAGGAATCCGAAGCCTGCGACTTCTCCTTTTCCGCATATCCCATTGTGCCCACATCCTGCTTGGCAACCCATTCCCCGGTTTCCTTATCATAGACCTCCACCGTGCAGTAAAGGTTCCCGTCTATGCACTGGTGGCTCCTTTTCCATCCGAACAGGCCGAATGTTTCGTCAAGGATGCGCTGGTCTACCCTTGCATCCTTATAAAGCAGCAGGCTGACCCCGTTTTCTTTCACAATGGATACCCTGCACTCAATTTCATTTGCTTTCAAAAGCCGGATTGCATGATTCTCCACAGAACCATTCCTTTCTTTTTCTTCATTATAATGGGGCAGGGAGAATTCCTTTTCCTGCCCCTGTTTTTAAATTCCCTATGCCGCCTTAATCTGGAATCTGCGTGAGGTTGTTACCCTTGCGTAATTCCGGTAGATTTCCGGCTGCTCCTGCTTAATCCGCTTCGTATCAAGCCTTGTGGTGTCCACATTGCTCCAGGATACCTTGTAATGTCCGTTTGAGGCCAGCTCGCTATCCTTCATGAAAAGCTTGATTTCCTGTTCAATCTGTTTCTGCTCTGACTGCAGCTCCTCAATAGACGCAAGAATCTCTTCCCTACGCTCCAGCCTGGCATCAAAGCCCACCAGCTCAACCGCGCTTGCTTTTTTTGCAGTATGGAAATACTGTTCCAGGACGGAATCGCATATTTCGGAGCCGTCCGGGTCTGGAATCCGGTTTGCCGCAACATGGTTATCCCAAAATTCCCCTTCCACCTCAATTAAACGCTTTATCAAGGCATCATCCCATACCAGTTTATGGTAAACAAATTCACGCCCCAAAATAACTGCCGCTATATACCATGATTTCTTTCCCGTAACCGCCATGTAATGGTAACACTGCATGGCGTAATGGGGCGGGATTTTGCCATCCGCCCATTTATCAGAATTATAAGCGCTAGCCGTTTTACATTCCAGCCCCGCGTCCTCCCCAACCACCAGGCGGTCAACGTCCGCAATCATATACGGATGCTCCTTGCTACGGTACATATAATTGCTGCGCCGCACCTTCAATCCGGTTGCTTCCATAAAACGCACCGCTACATACTGTTCCAAATCATTTCCGATCCGGATGGCTTCATTGTCCCCTTCTTCCACCCCATCCGACGTCTTATCCCAGAACACCTTCATAGGGCTGCTGTATGGGTTCAGGCCGCAGATTGCACCTGCATCCGAGCCCCCAATCCCTGTCTTGCGGAGCTTCAGCCATTCTTCACGCGCCATTCCCGCTGTCGATATTTTCTCGTACATAATTCCCTCCATTCCCGTAAGTTCCCCCACACTGTAGGCAAAAAATAATAGGGATGGCAAAACCTATCGTAAGCTTCACCATCCCCAGTCCCAGAACACGGTATCAGGCAGCGCACACCAGCTGGTACGCCCTGTCAATTAACGGGTTCCCTTCCA